TTTCGGGAAGGCGCGCGTCGGAGACTGCCTTGGGGGTGTAGGGGAGCGCCTGATCCGTCTGCACGGTGGCCTTCAGCCCGCGCTCGCTGCCGGTCTCTTGGTATTCCTTCTCGGCCGTCAGATACTTGAAGACCATCGTGGGCCACGTCACGAAGGTCGCCGCCGGGCCTTTGAGCCAGAAGGAACCGATGTTCGATCTGACCGCCTTGCCGCCGATCTGACCGTTCGGGAGCCACAGTTCTCCATCTTTGATCCAGCGTCCGGCTCGGTTCAACTCGTGCTTGCCCGGCAGCACACCCGGCTCGTGGGCATAGCGCGTGTTGCAATGCGGACATTCCATGTAGCAGGCTTCCGCCGCTTCCATGAGATCGTCCGACTTCGGCCACTTCAGCAGCCCGAAGTCCGGCTCGAACGGCATCCGGCACTTGGGGTTGACGCACTTCCAGAGCCAGCGCCGCCGATCCCCCCGGTTGTAGAGTTTCAGGATGCCCTCGGTCGGCGGTGCTTCATGCCGGGTTTTCGGCACCCACCCTTTCGGGTTGGTGACATAGAAGCCGGGCGACGATTCGGCCGCACACATGCCGTGCGACTGGAACGACGTGGCGCGCTTCAGCGCGAGGTCGAAGGGCTCGCCTTCGTCGTCCACATCCTGCTCCATGCGGTCATAGTCCGACAGCCACAGACGCGGGATCGGACGACCCGATAGCTGGTTGATCGTCGGCCACGCCAGCGAAAGGATCATGCCGCTACGATACCGCTTGTCGAAGGTATTGTCCGCGTTTCGGCGCTGGATCAGCCGCTCGCCGACCGCTTCCGAGTGCCGGTGCAGGCGGTCGATCCGTCGGATGCTGAAGTCCCGCGCCGCGTTCTGATCCTTCTCGATCAGCATGAGGTCGGCCGGGTCGCAAATCGCGGTGTAGGTCAGCCAGTTGAGGAACATATCGGTCTTCCCGGCCTGCGCGGGTCCGGCGAAGATCATGGCCGTGTAGCTGACCGAGTTGAGAATATCCATCGGCTCGACGAGGTAGGGGGTCGTGAGATTGCTCCACGGGCCGACATAGCTGCCTTGGTTATTCAACTGACGGTATTTCTCTGCGGCTTCCGAAACCGTCAGTCGTTCCGCCGGGCGCACGCCTTCGGCGGCCGCGACGACCATCGCTTCGAGCGAATCAAATGAGCCGTGAAGCATCGTCGTCCTCCGTGGGCACCACTTCCACCACGCCCGCTTCGGCCGACGAGGGCGGGGTCTTCTTGATGTTGGGCATCTGCACCAGCTTCTTGTGGATGTCAGCCTGAAGACTGTCCGCCATCTTGATCAGCATGTCGCGCTGCTCGGGGGAGAGGCCCATCGAGCGATCCACCATGTCGGGCCAAAGCTGCATCGTGAACTTGATGGTCTGGAAGACCTCCCCCAGAACCTCCATCACCGATTCAGTCCGCCAGAGATGGCCCGCGTCAGCTTCCCACTGTTGCCGCTTCCGCATGGCCGACCAGTAGGATTCCTGAAGGTGGGGCGGCAGTTCCGACGGCCGCATCTGCTTCAGGTGGGTCTCGATGTCGAAGACGGGCGTGACCAAGAACTGCGCAGCGTGCTTCAGGTCATAGACATGCCCGGCCTTCCGACGCTGGATCGGCGTGGCATCGCGCAGCTTCTTTCGGACAGTGGTGGGGTCCATCCCGAAGACCGTGGCGAGCCAACCGACGGTCACGCCATGCTGGACATCGGAGATGTTTACGGCCTTGATCGCGGCGGGAGAGCCGCCCTCGTAAGGGTCCCGCCGAGCGCGCGTCCGCAGTTCTTCCAAAACTTGCGCCGCCTTGTTCTGCCGCTCTCTGGCGACCGTGCGCGGCGACTTCCGCCGGGGCGGCTCCGGCTCGTCGAAGCCAAGCAGGTCCCTCGTGTCGTCGTCCTCGTAACTCATGCCTTGCCCCATCGGCGCAACTGTGCCGCCCTTCTGCTCTCCCGACCCGCTTCCGTGTTCGCGTATCGAGTGATACCGGCGATCCTGCGTTCTCGGGTTGTCTCGTCTGACCATGCCTTCTTTTGCGCTTGGGAGCGAGCCTCTTTGTTGACAGAAGCTACTGAAAGCACTCTCTGTTGCTCGCGCTTCTCTGGGTCTGACCAGACTTCCCGACAACGAGCCGACATGCGCGCTCGGTATTCGGGGTCCGCCTGCCGAGCCTTGGCCCGCTCGGACGCGGCTTTCTTCATCTCTGGCGTCCATGCGCGACCCCGCCCGCCAAACCCACCAGTGCTGGTATTCAGGAGGTTCGATACGCCGCGCCGCTCGATCTCGGCTATTTCCCACAAACGGGCTGCTGTCATGTCCGAAAAGAACGCGACAATCTCGACAGTGAAATCTCGGCCGGACATGACCCCCTTCTGACGATGCTCGTAAATACGGTAGGGGTATCGACTGGTTATGCCGATATATTCTTTCCCTGTGCCAATCTCTCGTAACACATAGCCTAGTGGTAGCATCTTTGCGCTGCCTCCACATCAGCTTTCACGGCGTCCGTAATTCGGTCTTGTGTCGCTCCTTTGGTATCCAGAAGTCGAACCACCGATTCATCGGCGGTCTTTCGCGCGAGGATGCGATGGAGGAAAACACGATCCGCCAACTGCCCGCTCCGTGCGAGGCGTTTGACGAACTGCTGGTATAATTCAAGAGACCAGCAAAGACCATACCACACTTGGATATTGCCACCGAACTGAAGGTTGAGTCCATGCCCCGCGCTCGCAGGATGTGTCACCAGTAGTTTGATGCGGCCCTTGTCCCAATCGCTCTTGTCGTTCTTCCCCTCGCCGAAGAAGCGCGCGTAGGGAAACCTCTTGCGAATCGCTTCCGCGTCGAACTTGAACTGGTATCCGAGAAGCACGGATCGCCCGGCGGCCTCGGCCATGATAGAATCGAGCACATCCAGCTTCTCGTCGTGGATACGGTGCGCGGTGCCGTCGTCGCCATAGATCGAGCCGTTCGCCATCTGCAACAGCTTGTTGGTCAAGACCCCGTTGTTCACCGCTTCGGCGTCGAACTTGGCCAACACCGTGTCGCGTTCCATCCGGCGATAGAGTTCTCTGGCCTTGGGTGGAAGATCGACCCAATGGTCAACCGTCACCGTCGGAGGAACGTCGAGATAGTCGGCCTCCTTCAGCGAGAAGAAAACATCGTCGATCCGGTCCATGATCTCGCCTTCGGACCAATCGTGGGGCGTGACCCGGTAGGTATAGCGATCCTTGGCGAACCACCGCTGCTCGAACTTCGTCTTGGAGGTCCCGAGCCGCTGTCCGAGGTCGATGATGTAGAGCGGCCCCCACAAGTCGATCAGCCCGTTCGGGGCGGGCGTGCCCGACAGCAGGACAACCTTCTTGAAAGACCACCGCATCCGAGCCAGCGTGCCGAACTCGCTAATCCGCTTCCGGCTTTGGGTGCCGTCCTTCCGCACGTTCCCGGCCGTCCGCTTCGAGCCGCCCTTCAGCCGCGAGGCTTCGTCATAGACCAGCATGTCATAGGGCCAGCGGCGGCCCCAGAACTGTTGCAGCCAGACGAGGTTTTCCCGGTTGATGATGTGGATTTCCGCATCGTCGCCTTGCCGTAGCGCGATGCGCCGATCCCACTCGTCACCCGTCACGACGACATAGGACAGGGCGCGCGCGAACGACCATTTGGCGATCTCTTCCGGCCATGTGTAATCCGCGACCTTCAGCGGCGCGACGATCAACACCTTCTTGACCTCTCCGAGATCGAGCAGGGTCCGAACGGCCTTCAGGGTCGCCGCCGTTTTGCCAAGCCCCATCTCGGCCGCGAGGAACACGCCCGGAAGCGACACAATGGCCGAGGTCATCCATTTCTGATAGACCCGGAACTCGCTGAAGGTGCGAATGACCGGGGGCGGCCCGTCGATCATCTCCAACACGTCCAGATCGAAGATTCGCACAGGCGGCGGCTCCAACCCGGAGAGAGCAAAGCCCGCCGGGTCTGTCGCATAGAACTTCTTCAGTAGGTCACTCTTCACGGCCGTATCCCCAGAATCCGAAGACCTTCTCGGACGGTATCGACGACATGGAGTTCGGCCCCGGCCGCACGCATCCGCTTGTGCTCGCGCTCCTGCTGCGCGTTCGGCTCTTCGTTCCGGTCCTTGAACTCGATCCAGACGACCCGTCCGTCCTTGATGAACACCCGGTCAGGGGCACCCTTGCGGTTGACGCCCCAATGCACCTTGCGCTGGAACCATCCGGCCATCTCGGCCTTGTTCGCCACGGTGTTCTCGACCTCGATCTCCATGCCTTAAACTCCGAACAAAACTCGGTTCAACGTAGCAACAGAACCATACCGACGCTCTACTTCTTCGTCCCGGACTCGCGCTGCCTCTTCCGGCGTCTCGAATGTCCCGAGATACACAGGCTTTTCCCCGTCTGCCGAAAAAGCGGCAAAACCGTTCCGATGTGCGGAAACCCCGATATATCGAACAGTCGAACCCTTGCGGGCTTTTCTGCGATTCATTTGATTCTGCCGATTAGTCAACAACCGAAAATTGGCTATTCTGTTATGGCCTACATCCCCGTCACGATGATCAACCAAGAGACCTTTTTCTGGTTCTCCGTAGTGCATGACCCAAATTACCCGATGAAGATAGAAAACGGCTTTATCAGGTAATCCGACCGCCGCGCGAGACCTCGGGTCTTCAGTGATACTTCCGAAAACCAATCGACCTGTGCTCTTGCGAAGAAGCGCGCCGCGCATCAGAAAACCATTAATCATCGCTTCTGCCGAATCGACGTAATCGAATAGGGACCACAGATCGTCTCTTGCTGGCAGAGTTCGTATTCTCATAACTAGTCTTTCATAAAGACCTTGGACGTGAAGCCCGCCGACGCCAGCGGCAGTTGCACCCCGCCGTAAAAATGCCAGTCCTCGGCTTCGGCCATGCAGTCTTGCAGGATCGCCAGATGTTCCTCGGCCTCGGCCTCCGGGGCCACGCCGACGATCTGGTCATGGACGTGGATGCAGATGTCGAGCCCCCGGTAATAGGCCCGCCGGAGCCCGGTGGCGATGATGTCCCGCGCGATGGCCTGCACCGCGTTTTCAGTCAGCTTCCCGCCGTGGGTGCTGATCCTGACCCACTGGTTCTGGTCGTTGAGCCCTTCATAGGTCAGCGAGTCCTTCCACTCGCCCCACGGGGCCAGCACGGGCTCAATCCGGGGGCGACAGTAGGAAAGCGCCCGGCCCGAGGGAAGGATCATGCGCAGGAACGGGGCCTTGATCTCGAACCGGATCATGTTGCAGACCGTCGGCTGGCCGGTCCTGACGCACTTGGTCGCGGCGCGCTCGATGTCATACCAGAACTGGACGACCTCTTTGAAGGTCTCCCGGAAGGTGTCCACCGATAGCTTCGCCTGCTCCGGGGTCAGCTTCACGCCCATGTTCTGCGCGTAGCCCAGAAGACCCGTGGCTTCCATCTCGCCGGTCTTCCGATTGATGTGCTGCTCGCCCGGCCCGAGCCGGTATCCGCACCCGAGCACGCCCGGCTTGGCGAACGTCCTCTTCTCCTTCTTGCCCTGCTCCTTGTATTCGGCCCAGAGCACGTCATAGGGCTGGCGGTATAGGTAGGTCGCAAAGTCGATGTAGGGGTCACGACCCAACTCGAAGACGCGCAGGATTTTGCGGTCGAGCGCACACCAGCCGAGGACCCGATTCTCGATGGCGTTGAGGTCGGCGTCATAGAGAAGGTGCCCGTCGGGAGCCTGCGCGACCGAGCGGATGCAGGACACCAGCAGGTCCATCGGGTCTTCATAGATCAGTTCGATGGCCTCGGGATCGAGCGTTTCCAGATGCCGGGCGACCATCTCAATGATCTTCTCGAACGCCTTCTCGGGGCGCGGTAGGTTCTGGGGCTGGAAGGTCCGACCGGCCCACCGCCACGTCCGCCCCGCGCCCGCGAATTGGAAGGTGTTCCGCAGGACGCCCTCGATCCGGTCAACGCACCGCTGGATCGCATAGAACTTCTTGGGGCTGGCGCGAGCCGCGTCGAGTCGGAGGTCCAGAACCTCCTTCAGCACCTTCGTCCGCTGCACGCTGTTCGAGCCCGGTGGCGCGGTCTTGATCTCTTCCTTTGCCCTGTCTGACGCGCGCTGGACATGCCCCTTCTTCAGATCGTCGAAGACATAGCCGTGGTCTTGGAGCCACGGCAAAAGCTGCGGGCCGGAGTTCGGATTGGCGAGCCCGGTGATCTCCTTCATCCGCTTGATTCGCTTGTCGATCAGGTGCTCATAGAGCCCGACCGCCGCGTCCACGGCCTTCATGTTGAAGGGGATGCCGCGCTCATTGATGGTCTGGTCGATGACCCACAGTTCCCACTCGTGCTCGGGGATGTCGAACTTGCGCAGCTTCCGCAGAATCGCCCGCTCGGCCACCACGTCTTGCCGGTTGTAGAACAGGTAGCGGTCCCACTTCTCGGGCTCCATATACCAGCGTGTCCGGGTCCACGGCTTCGTCTTCGAGGGCTTGCGAGGAACCGAGAAGGTGCGGATCAGCAGCTTGCCTTCCGAGGACTTGGCGTTTTCGTCATCGAGCCCGACGACCGTGCCTGCCTTTTCCAGCGAGCCCGGCAGCGCCAGCGCGTAAGACAAGGCTTGGGTGTCCCGCCATTGGTTATGGGGGATGTAGATGCCCGCGACGTTCTTCCAGATCGAGTGCTCGAAGGACTTGTTCCAGCAGGTCTTCAGCACGCGCTCGTCGAGCAAAGCGTCTTCGAGGTCCGAGGGCATCCGCTCGCCCTCTTCCGGCACCCACTGTTTCACATCGTCATCGTCGAAGGCGTATCCGCACATGAGGATGTCGCAGGATGGGTGCCGAGAATATGCGTCTGCCCCCACATCGGTCACGTTGACATCGCAATAGGTTTCAAAGTCGTGGCTTAAAGAACGCGGTCTCTTCCCCTTCACAATAGCGGGGAATGTGATTTTAGGACGGGATGTAAGCATGACAAACCCCATTGGCGATCTTCAATGCGTAGCTAAAATGAATCCCGTATTTATCAGCCAATTCCAGTCCGGTCATTCCGCTCGCTCGATCTTCACGGATTGCTACAACCTGCGCTGGCGTGACCTTCCGGCCCCCGGCCAACATCACATCGCGCATATTCTCTTGTCGTGTTCCCCACGCGAGATTCACAAGCCTGTTATCCCAACCATCCAGATTCAGATGTCGGCCTTCCGCCTCGGGAAAAGGCCGAGGACCGATAAATGTGAGCAAGACCAAATTGTGAACTAGGCGGCTGTTCCCTTTTCCGAGGCAAACAGACGCATAACCCCAATCGCCGCGTTTGCTCGGAGTCAATACCCGGCCGCGCATAATACGAGTCGCGCCCCCGCGACAAGGAACTGGTCGATCTTTAGACCGAACACGCCCCAAATCTGATACCTCATAGGCATCCTCGAAGCCCGCAACAGGCTTCCATGTCTCTTTCTGGGGGCGTTCTTGCAGCATGAAACTTCCTCGTCCGGGTCAAAAGAAAGGCCGGGGGAAGCCTTGCGGTTTTCCCTCCCCCGGCCTCGGCCCGCCGCGCAGCGGAACCTGTCAGACGAGCCCGGAATCGTCCTCGTCGTCATCGTCATCGCCGATGTGGTCCTCGTCATCGTCGTCGAACTCGTCATCGAACTTCTCGTTCGGATCGACCGGCTTGCCGCCCGAGAAGGCTTCGCCGTGACGGAGGAACTGCACCGACTCGATGCTGCAATTCAGGCGCTTGCCGTATTCGGTGCTGTCCTGCGCCCAGATGCGGACGATGGCGTTGACGAAGGCCCCCGAGTAGAGCAGCTTCGGGCCGCCGTTCTCGATGGTCAGTTCGATCCACTTGCCCTTGGCGTCCTTCTTGCGATCCACAAGGACAGGCTGGTTGCCGTTGTTGGCCGAGACGTAGAAACAGTTCTCGTAGCCGTCCCAATCCTCCTGATCGCCGTCGCGGACGCACACGCGGTCGGCCTTCAGCTTGGGCCACTTTTCGGGCTTGCCCCACTTGTCGCCCTTGACCTGTTCGGCCGCTGCCTTCAGCTTCGCCATGTTCTGCGCCGAGGTCTTCGGATCGAAGTCCTCGTGACCCTTCTTCGGGATCAGCAGGTTGGCCTTGTATTTGCCCGGCACGGTCTCGCCCTTGTCGTTCTTCTGGGGCTTGCCGGGCTTGAACAGTTCGGCAAAGGACAACCGAACATTCTTGAGCACCACTTCTCCGAGAGGGGTGTCTGCCATTGGTATCTCCTGTGGCTTCATTCGTCATCATCTTCGTCGATGAAAGAATCATCGAACTTGGACGCATAGTCTTGGATGGGGTCCCGCTTGTCGTCCAGCGGAACGAGGATAGGCTTGCCGGGGGGCTGTGTCACGAAGGCTTTCAGGTGCTCCCCGAAGGCTTTCTTGCCGACCAGCTTCTCGGCTGCGGCGGGGGAGATCAGTTTCGTTTCATAGGCTTGCTCCTTTCCGATCTGCGCGGCCAACCATTTTCCAGCCTCGGCTTCGTGGTCCGCAATGAAGGCCCGATGCCCCCCGCGTCCCGTGACTGCCTTCAGCAGCGGGACTTCTTTCCCGGCCTTCAGGTCATGCAGGACCAGCGCATGAATCCGGTCCACATACCTCTTGAACGCTTTCCAGTGCAGCAGGATATAGCTGCGCGTTTCCAGCGTCAGTCGCTCGGGGTCGTCAAAGGCCGGGCCGACCCCGAGTTCGATGCCTTCTTCGATGTCGTCATACTTCTGACCGAACACCCGAAGGAGGTATTCCTGCTGCTCGCGGCATTGCCCCGCCGCCTTGCAGAACAGGCATTGTTTCTCGCCGGGCGTGCGCGGGGCCTTGGGGTCCATCGTCGCCAGAGCGTCTTCACGGATTAGCTTGCCCTCGGCAAGACAGTCCGCCATGTCGGTATGCCACGTTCCGCCGCCGCCCGGTGCTCGGGGCTGCTCGATGTGGAATGTGACCTTGATCTCGGAGGGGTCTACCCCTTTGAAGATGCGCTTGGCATAGTCGTTCCAACCGCCCAGATTGTAGAGATACATCTGGTCATTGCGGATCGGACTCACCGGCACACCCTTGCCGTATTTCCAGTCGAAGTTGATGATGTGGCGCTTGTCGCGCTTGATGATCAGCACGTCAGCCGTGCCGAACTCGCCTGCGCCCGCCCAAGGGGAGATGTCCACACGGCGCTCGACAAGGAGGATGTCACCCGGCTCCACGCGCTCGCGGACCCATGCCAGCCCCTCGTGCATGTAATGCCGCATGTCCTCGTCGAACTCGATCTCGAATCCGTCTTGCTGGTGCTTGACCCCGAGAGGGAAGTCCTCGGGGTCAAGACCGAACATGAGACACATAGCGGCGTATTCGTGGAAAACGGTGCCCTCGGCCGCAGCCCGAGTCGGCACGTCAGGAAGACCACGCTCGGCGTTGATCTTGCCCTTGCATCGACGCCAACCCGTCGCCCCGGAGGGGCCCCGGATGCTGTGTTCGAGTTCACCGTCTTCCGACACCGCCGCGCCTCCGATCAGACCAGCGATTCGTCGTCGCCGCCGCCCTCACCATCGCCGAAGTCGGGCTCTTCGCCGTTCTCGAACGCGGTCAGGAAGTCCAGCGCCTCCTGCCAGTTCGCCTCGTCGAGTTCGCTGGCCTTGCCGACGCCGAAGTGATCGACGATCTGCTGGACCTGCGCGATGCGGGCCTTGCGCACGGCCTTGTCTTCGACGCCGAGGTAGCCGCCGAAGCGTTCCTTGATGGTGTCCAGCGTCACGGCTTTCTTCTTGTTCGAGGCGGTGGCCTTGCCGCCGGACGCCTTGGCCCCGGCCGCGCGGGCGGCTTCCTTCTCGATGGCGGCATCGGCCGCCGACCCCTTGGCACCGGCCCCGCCCTTCATGGCGGCGGTCAGCGCCTTGACGGCCTCGGTGTTCTCGCGGATGGCTTCTTCCAGACTCATTGGTCGCTCCTGTGGAGTAGGTGGGATTCGCCGAGAAGCATCCCCGGCAGACCTGATACATGCACCGGACAACACCTATTGTCAACTACCAGTTGGCTGTGTATGTTGCGAGCACGATAATCAGCAGGAGCCCCCGACCGTGGCGAAAGCACCGAGCACCAAGCGCCGCATCGCGGCGGAAGAGAAGAACGAAGCAGTCATCGTGCGCCACCGGGACAACGGGCCGCTGCACGACCTGCTGCTGAAGGCATGTCCGCCGAACGAGAGCGGCGAGAAGTCGATCTCGGTGCTCGCGGCGAAAATGCAGATCAGCGCATGGTCCATCCACAAGTGGGTGCAAAAAGGGAAGATTCCGCCTGTGCGCGCGGTGGAGGTCGTCGATATTTCCGAAGGCCGCGTGACGCTTGCGGACTTTTCCCCCTTCGTCTATGTTTGAGGTTGCACAGGCGAAACTCCCGGTGTAAGACAGATTGGAAACAATCTATCGTCGGGAGAATCGCTTGCCAGACCTCCATGAGATTCCCCCTATCGAAGACCCCTGTTGGGACGACAAGGACTGGCGCAAGACTGTGCTCTTGCGAGTCCGCGAGACCGAATCACTCTCCAACAAGGACATCGCCCGACTGACCGGGGCTTCGCACAACACAGTGCGGTTCTGGACCTCGGAGCATCACGTCACCATCGGGGCGAGCACACTTCGGGCTCTGCTCTATGATCTCAATGCCCGGCACATCCCGGCTATCCGGGGGGCCAGCCGTTGAGCAAAAACGACAATTTCCTGATCCACTACTCCGAAGGCCGAGGAACCAACCTCGGCAAAGCCAAGAACCGGGTCGTGTCATGGGCCGAGTTCGTCAAGATGCTCTCGACGCCGACCAAGACGGCCGAGAAGCGCCGGGTCTTCGACAAGATGACCAAGGAGCAGCAGGACGAACTGAAGTCCATCGACGGCTGGATCATGGCGGCACAGGTCGCAGATGGCCGCCGCAACCGGAACAACATCAAGCCGCGCGATCTCCTGTCGCTGGACTATGACTACGCGACCCCGGCTTTCCTTGATCAGATCAGCGCAGGCGTCACACCGCTGTCCGAGTTCGAGTTCTTCGTCCACAGCAGCCGTCGGCACACCGAGGAAAAGCCTCGTATCAGGCTCTTCGCGCCCTTCACCCGGCCCGTGTCGTCGGATGAATACGTCGCCATCTCACGCATCATAGCGGCCCACATGGAGCCCGCGCCGATGAAGATGGTGGACAAGGTATCTTTCCGCCCGGCGCAGATGATGTTCAAGCCGACGGTCTCGGCTGACGGCGACTGGTTCTGCTACCGCAACGAGGGCGCGCTGATCGACCCGGACGAGTTTCTGGATCGCTTCAAGTCCGAGAAGGGCGACTGGTCAGACTACAGCCTCCTGCCGCTGTGCGCCGACGAGGAAGACCTGCGCAAGCACGCCGACAAGGCGGAAGACCCCACGGCCAAGAAAGGGCCGGTCGGCGACTTCTGCCGCGCCTACGACGTGCCCACGGCCATCGAGAAGTTCCTGCCGGACTGCTACGCCCCGGTGGACGACTATTCGAGCAAGCCCCGCTACACCTACCTGAAGGGCACGTCCACCAGCGGCGCGGTCGTCGAAGACGGCGGCCTGTTTCTCTATTCGCACCACGGCTCGGACCCCTGCGCCGACATGCTGGTCAACGCCTTCGATCTGGTTCGCATCCATCTGTTCGGTGATCTCGACGAGGGCACCGAGAAGGATACCGGCCCGACGAAGTGGCCCTCCTACAAGCGCATGGTCGAGTTCATCTCGGACGACCCGGAATACCGTCGGTCGCAGGCCGAGAGCCGCTACGACATCTCGGCGATGTTCGAGGACGTGGCCGACGGAGACGACGATGATTCGGACGGCGACGAGCCTGACCTGTCGGGCTACGACGAAGACGAGGACGACATCGCGGCGCTGCTCGGCTTCGACGAGCCCGAGGATCGACCGGCGGCCAAGCCCAAGAAGAAAAGCAAGGCGCGGCCGCCCGAGGGCTGGTTCCCTGACCAGTTGACGCTCGATCAGAATGGCCGGATCGAATCGACCGCGCCGAACGCGGCCGTGATCGTCCACAACGACGCCCGGCTCTGGGGTGCGATCTGCTTCAACGACTTCTCGAAGCAGATCGTCTCGCGGCGCTCGATCAAGTCCCGACTCGACATCTGCCCGTCGTTCATCTGCCGCGACAAGATCAACGGCGACCGCTGGCAGGACGTGAACGACATCACGATCCGGCTGGTCCTCGAATCGCCGAACGGTGAGGGCAAGGTCGGCTACGGAATGAAGATCACCGACCGCGACCTCAACGCGGCCGTGGTCAGCGCCGCGCACCGGAACAAGTTCCATCCCGTGCTCGACTACCTGACCGCCTGCCGTGAGGCATGGGACGGGTCCGAGCGGGTCGAGACGCTGCTGATTCGCTACCTCGGGGTGGATGACACCGCCTATCACCGGGAGGTCATCAAATGGAAGATGGTCGCCTCGGTGGCCCGCATCTTCGAGCCGGGGCACAAGTTCGACTATGCCATCATCCTGCAAGGCGCGACCGGCATCCGCAAGTCGTCCTTCATCCGGTCACTCTACGGCGGCGAGTGGTTCGGCGAGATCGACTGCAATCTCGACAACAAGCAGGAGGTCGCCGAGACCGTGGCCGGGAAGTGGGTGCTCGAACTGCCCGAACTCTCCGGCCTGCACAAGTCCGATCACAACGCGGCCAAGGCGTTCATGCGGCGCAGGACCGACGACGTGCGGATGGCCTATGACCGCCGGGTATCGGAGTTCCCGCGCCAGTGCGTCTTCTGGGGCTCGACGAACGACAAGAAGTATCTGCGCGACCCGACGGGCAACCGCTCCTACTGGCCGGTGCTGGTCGAGACCACATCCATCGACACCGACGCCGTGGAAGCCGAGCGTGACCAGCTATGGGGCGAGGCTGTGGCCCTCTACCAGCAGATGCGCGAGCGCCAGCCGCGCGGCGACCTGCCGCTGACCCTGCACTCGACCGAAGCCCGCGCCGAGGCACAGGCACTTCAGGAAGCCGCCAGATCGACCGAACTGCACGAGATGTGGGCCGAGAAGATCGACGACTGGTTGAACACGCCGGTCACGCTCCGGGAGTTCCTGACCGAGATCGGGGCCAAGATCGAGGACAAGTTCGACGAGGACGAGTCGAACGACGTGCTGGTCCTGCGCTGCGCCACGACACGAGAAGTCGTCGTCGAAGGGGCGCTGAAGAAGGATCGCGGGATCATGGACTACCAGACGGCCCAGAACATCGAGCGGGCTCTACCCCTGATCGACGGGTGGGTGCAGCCGCGCGATCCGTCCTCAAAGATCGGGGGGTCTCGCATCCGCGTGCAGGGGATGCAACGGCGCTGGTGGACCCGAGCAGACTCGACCTTGGAGGAACTGCGGAGCGGCTACCGGATCGTTTCGGCATCTGCCGGTGACGTGGACGAGGACGATTGGGAGAGCCTGATCTAGTCTAATTTACAAGCTACCGATTTGCCACTGAAGGGTCGCTACGGCGGCCCTTCTGCGTTCTTGGTGCTGTGACAGGGGTGACAGGGGTTTTCGAGTGCTGTCACAGCCGTTTTTCGATTTTCGAGTCAACAAAACAAGGGGTTTAAGGCCCGTTGTGACAGGTGTGACGGGTGTGACAGGGGGTCGGCCCATAGATTCATGGGAGCGAGAAGAATCCGGTGTTTTTTGGCGCTATGTGCCAAGGGTTGTTTCAAACCGGGGCATTTGCCGGGGAATCTGAACGCCGTTTTATTATCTACCATGAAAACCCCTGTCACACCTGTCACACCTGTCACGGGGCGCTGTGACAGGTGTGACAGGGGTTTCGCACCCCTGTCACAGCAGTTGGTCGAAAAATATATGTGTGGAATCAACAGGTTCGCATCTTTTGTGACAGGTGTGACAGGTG